TTAGCCGGCATCCTCGTATTTGTCGGCAGTATAACTCTTGGACTGTTTCGCAGGGGCAGTCCCCTTTTTATCGCTTTCAGCATCCTTTATTAGATTAACCATTGTTTCAATACTCCGACTATCTCGGTCATGCACTTCGGTCATTTTACTTAATGACCTTATAAGCATATCTATTCTTTCATCCGGAGTCATTGCATCATCATTGGAAACAGATTCTAATTTTACTTCATTTGATTTTAGCATTTCTCCTTCTCCAGTACGTATCCAATTGTAATTAAAATTCAAGTATTTTGAGTGAATTAAATCTGCTAATCTTTTGGATATACCATGTTTTCCTCTTTGGATATCATAAATACTTTGAGGGCCACGTAATCCTATGTGACTACTAAATGCTCTTACTGATAAGCCACTATACTTAATTATATCGTTAATTCTTTCAATATCAGACATATTCATTTTTATTTTCAAAATACTTTAAACTTTTAAAGTATTTTACTTGCGTTATTAAATTATTATACTTTAATTTGCACTGTAATACTTGAATTTATCGTTTTGATAATTTGAATAATCACAAAGATAAAGCCAAAAAAAACATTTACAAATAAAAAAACACTAAAACTCAAAAAATAATATGGACTTAACAACGTACTTCAATTCACTAAGTGGTCAAGTTGGAATTTCGGAAAGGCAGCAATTTATAAAAAAGATAGCTGAAATTACTGGAAAGTCGGAAATTGCAGTTCGACGTTGGTGCGAAGGAAAAAACAACCCTACTCTTCTTGAGAAACAAGCTATTGCAAAGTTTTTAAATAGGCCCTTTGAAGATTTATTTCCAAAATCTCAAGAAGTTGATAATTAACAACCCTATAAAAGAGAGGTGCGGCACATTAATTAATTAAATAAATGTAATTGGTATTGATATCTATTTTGAATGGTCCGCTCTGAGTGCCGGGGCGTAGAACCAACCTCTCTTTTATTTTTAAAAAATGTATGATAAAAACCGAACTCATATTCTCGACCGCCGAAGCTGTTAAGATCCTCCGGAACCTGGGGCTAAAGGTGGAATTAAGAGATATACCTGTGAGCTTCTACACACATGGCAGCACGGCGTATGTGGATATGATTCCTACGTGGGTAGTAGAAAATCCGCACACGGGCCAATCAGTGAAAGTGGAAGAACTATTCAACAAATACCTGCAGGAGAAAAAACGAACGCTATTTCTGCAACCTGAAAAAATTGAAATTTTTAAACTATTTGAAAAATAAATTTCATGAACCCAAAAGAAATTAACCCCAAAACGCTTATTGCTGTATTGACTGCAGCTATAAAAGAAGATGCTGAACTTATCGCCCGGCAAATAGTAGCACAGGCTAAAAACGATAATCTGGAATATTCTAAACTGGTAGAACGTTATGTTCTTGGCAAGACCAAAGCAATGCCTTTGAATTTTTCTTCTTTTGCTGAAAATGCTTTTGAACAGGTTAAGGATACTGAAAAACTTTTAGGATTCGATATTGAGCTTTTTTCGAGCTGGAGACTAAATCGTACATCAGGAGTTTTTGAGTGTTATGACAATAATCAATTTCACCTAAAAGCTGAGTTAGATCATAAAGAGAAAGGATATACATGGAATGACACAGTTCATGCTTATGGTGGAAATGTTTATTCTCTACTTGATGAGTTTAAAGCCTCATTACAATCTAAAATATTAGAAATTAACGGTGAAGTATCCGAAGTTATTTTACCGGAAGAAATACAAACAGAAAACGAATAAAATACTATGAATGCTACTGACTTTGCCTTGGAGCAAATAAAAAAGAATTATGACATGCCATTCCTCTATATGGGAATGAATGTAGTAGTGATAGGCGCTGCCGGAAAGGTAACCGGAGTATCGAACAGCGGACTGAAAGCAAAGCTATTCGACGATGATGCTACAGTTCCCTTCCACCCTACATGGGAAACCTGCTATTTTGATAGTAAGTGGAATATCGTAAAGGATTATAGAAAGAAGAAAAACATTTAACAACGACAATAGACCGAAAAAATAATATGAAACATTTTAAACAAGAGCAGCCATATGGATGCGGATTATACGCATTAGCTAACGCTTTTCAAGACAATTGGCCGATAACAGAGCATAATTTAAGGAGAGAAGTTAACGGAGGTAATGTAGGTAAATTAAATCAATATCTACTTGAAAGAGAAGAGGGGTGTTATATCGCATATCTTCGATATAATAATGGAGAACCTGTCGAGATGATTGATTTTAGTTCCACTGACCTATCAAAAGAATCTTATAATAATTGCTGGTATCCATTCTTTATTGTAGTTCCTTCAACTAAAGAAAAGAATCATATCATTTGTTGCCGATATATGAAAGATAATTCAATTATAGTCCATGATTCATTAAAAAACGAACCAGATATATTTCAATCGTTTTCAGAATTCGAAAATAGTTATCCAAAAGTATTATCTATTGAAGCATTATTTATGCTAAATAATTCTATGCCAGCTATATTATTTGAAAACGAGTAGACCATGAAACTAAATTATTTTAAAGATTTTGATGAAGTAGTAGAGGACTTTAAGAGATTAACCACAGAAGAACAGCACGAAGAATTGTTGCTTGTTAGGCGAAATTATGAGAAGCAACATTCTGACGATTTTGTTTATTTAGGGAAATTGACAGCACAGACAAAGCTAACTAAGAAACTTCTTGATTTACTCGAAGAAGCCTATAATAACAAATAATACTAAAAATTATGAAATACTATATTACCCACAGCCTTTACACATACGCCGCTAAGAATAGGAAATGGGCGGATGTTCTGGAATGTGTCAAAGAATACGAAAACTTAATTGTAGCTGATGATTTGGCACTGGATGCGATGAAAGCAGAATTTGAAATGTTTGTAACAATGATAAACGAAGCCTATCCTAAATGCAAAGAGTTATTCCTTTCGTTTAGCAAAGACAGGGTAAGCATATACCAAATGACAAACGGCAATCAGGATAACGTTTTCTTCCTGACAATAAGTAAGGTAAAAGGCATTTATCACTTCTCCGAGTGTGTAGCCTCGCAAAAATCATTAGAAGATGAAAATTAGTATTATCCGCCGCCGGATTAAAGTTGCTGCAGTGTCAAGTATCAATGCGATTATAACGCTGAAAGTTCAAAATAGGATATCTTATAATACACTGGTTAGTTGCCGTATTGCATTGTTGACCGTGAAAAAAGAATTTTTAAAACTGTTTTTATAAAACAAGTATGACCTGTAAAATAACCGATTCTACTTGCGTTTACCGTGCCTGCATGAGTGATGATTGTATGAAAAACGAGGTTTTGAAACATACTTACTGGGGGAATGGTGACTGCGAGAAAAATTGAAATTCTAAATTCAAAAACGTATGGATACAATAAACTTAATTCACCACCGGCCGGAAGATCTTAATGATTTTTCGTGGTACGAAGAATATGAAAAACAAATGGGCGAAAAGGAACTTCGCTCTTATGTAAATAAAGTTTATGGATTGCTAATGGATCTTCCGGAAGGTGAGAGCTTCTCCATCACAGCGAAGGTTGACCCACGGAATTATAATTTGTTTATCAAAGCTGCTTGTCTTTTTATTTCAGAACAAAAAGCGCAAAACTTTGAATTCAATTCAAAATTCACCGAGATTAGACACATTATCCCCCATGCTTACACCAAACCAAAAATACAAGAGCAATGCACGACCATTGGCGAAAACATATCCAATTTATCCGGGACAACATCAACAAAATGACCCCTGAGCAAATGGCAGAAGAAATAGGAGTAACGTCCTATAATCTGAAATTGTTCCTACTGCAGAACCGTATATTCCCCGAACAGAAAGAGCGTAATTTACTGTTAGAAATGTTGACTTTAAAATTTACAAAACCGGAATACTTTACTCCTACAAAGGATTTTTATAAAGCTGTAGGCATAGGTCAACGTAGGTTCTGGCAACTGTACCGGGGCGAAAAAAAAATAACTGAAAAAGAATATCGAAATCTTACCCTCCATTTTAAAGTATCACTTCAAGATGCTTTTGAAATGCGACAATTAAGTTTATTAGATAATGGTATTTTCACCGGAAAATAAAGATAAAATACTCAGAGCCTCAGAAGGACGTTTGCTTGATGTAGCAAAAGATTTTATTTCGGATATGAAAAAATCCGGAACGAGTTATCTTGCAAAGTGCCCTCATTGTGGTTCGGAAAGAGGGCTTAGTATTACTCCCTCAAAAAACCTGTTTAAATGCTTCAAATGCAGCCATGTGAAAGGAAGCGGTGCTTTGGCTTTCCTCATGTCGGCCAAAGAAATGGAATTTGTTGAAGCACTTGAATACCTGACAAAGAGATTTTCTGTTATAATTGATGAGCCGAAAACAGCCACGCCGAAAAAGATAAAACAGGGAGACTCCAACGGCAAAAAAAAGAGTTTCTGCGAACGGATGCTTAAAGAATCCGGACTGACAGTAAAAGATCTGCAAGCAAGTGTTATACTCAAAGATAAAAACAAGACCTGCCTGACCTCCAATGTATTCAAATCAGGCACAATAGACAAGAAATTCAACATAGATGCCAACGGCGACGATGTTATTATAGAGTATTACGATCTGGACGGAAAACCTGTCACATACGAGAAAAAGGACACATACTCCAAAAAGGTTACTACCGAAACATTTTTTCGTATTCGTTTTCAATTTCCACATGAGCACTTGGATAAAAACGGTAAACCATGTAAATACAAGTCACCTCCGGGATCTTCAAATAATCTTTACATTCCGGAAGCAATCCGTAAGCTCTACAGAGAAAAAACAGAAGTTCCCTTACTCTTTGTACAGGAAGGAGAAAAGAAGGCAGAAAAGGCCTGTAAGCACGGCATATGGTCGGTTGGTATATCAGGGATAAATAATCTGGGAAAAGACGGCCAGCTGCCGGCAGATCTCATCCGAATTATTGAATCACTCAAAGTAAAAGAAATAGTTTTACTCTTTGATGCAGATTGGAATGAACTGTCGCAAGAAATAAAATTAAACACCTCTGTGGCCAAGCGTCCACTCAACTTCTATTATGCCGCACGTAATTTCCGGGACTACATACGTACACTTAAAAACAGAGAAATATATGTAGAAACATACATCGGCCACCTGAACAAAGTAGAGATAAATAAACGCATTGACAAAGGCATTGATGACCTATTGGCCAATAGTCTCAAAGGAAAAGAAAATGAACTCAAAAAAGACATTAAAGAGCTCATAAATTCTAAAAATCTTGACGGAAAATATATCCATCTTTACAAAATAACAGCATGGCCGGATACTAAACTGGAAGAATTATGGGGACTTAATAATCCTCAGAAATTTGCCCAGATGCACAAGGATGTTCTAAGCGGAATGCCGGAGTTCCGGATTGGCCGGCACACCTGGCGTTTTAAAGAAAACGGAGAGATAGAATCGGCACAGCCCATCGACCCTGATGAACAGTACTGGGAAGAAGTGACAAGAACGGACAGATCCGGAAAAGAACGCACCTCATATGAATTTAATTATGTGCATTGTTTTCGCTTCCTCCGAAATCGCGGATTTGGACGTTATCGCATGTTAGATAATACAGATGTTTTTATACACACATCGCAGCACGAAGTAAGGCAGGTTACACACACGGAAATACGTGATTTTGTTTCTGAATTTACAACTATGGTTGCTAATGAAGATGTACTCAATATGCTTTACAGAGGTGGCCCGCAATATATGGGCCCCGACAAACTATCAAACCTGCAGTATATCGAACCAAATTTTGAAAAGCCGGTGCGTGACATGCAGCGTTTTTATTTTAAAAACACATGTTGGGAGATTAACGCAGACGGAATAAAGGAGGTTGACTATTCTCAGGTTACGTATCAGATATGGAGTGATCAGAAGCAAGATTCGCAACCTACATTATACCAATACCCACTAATTACCATACAGTGCTCTGATGATGGAGTGTTTTCTTATAAACTGTCATCTACAGCAGAAAAGGCACACTTCCTGCAGTTTCTTATCAACACGTCGAATTTTAACTGGAGAAAAAAACAAAATAATAACCAGGAAGAAATAAATCCGGAAGAATTGGCTAAAGAGGAAGAAGAAAACGTTCAACATCTGGTTGCCAAACTTTCGGCCATTGGCTATATGCTTATGACATGTAAAGACCGTAGCGTAGCAAAAGCAGTAATTGCAATGGATGGGAAACAAAGTGAAGTTGGCCAGTCGAACGGACGCTCAGGAAAGTCCATCATTGGTGAAATGTTGAAGCAAATACTACCTACCGCTTTTATAAATGGTAAATCTAAGAATATTGAAGATGACAACTTCTTATGGGATCCGATCACAGAAAAGACTAAAATTGTTTTTATCGACGACGTTCGTACAAATTTCAATATCGAGTTCCTTTTTCCGAATATAACCGGCGATTGGAATGTAAACTATAAAGGTGGCCGCCGGGCAATCATACCTTTTCAACAATCACCCAAAATATACATCCCTACTAATCATGCCCTGAATGGCAAAGGAAGCTCATTTACCGACCGTATGTGGATAATTGCTTTCAGCGATTTTTATAACGACAACCATAAGCCGGTGGACGATTTCGGACAACTATTTTTTGACGAATGGGATTTCGACCAATGGAATTATTTGTGGAATCTACTGGCTGTATGTGTGCAAACTTACCTCCGGTTCGGAGTAGTGGAAGCTCCGGCCGAGCGCATCGAGCTACGTAACCTACGCCAGCAAATGGGCGAAAGTTTCCTACTATGGGCAGAAGAATACTTCAGTGATGAAGCAAAACTTAATACTCAATTAAAAAGGCGTGAGCTGTACGAAGAATTCATTGTGCAGTTTCCGGAGCAACGTAAATTCATTTCGGCCACTTCATTCAAAGAACGGATTAAGGCGTATTGTAAATGGAAAGGGTACATTTTCAACAAGAGCCGCTTTGATCCAATATCAGGGGAGCCACTGTACTATGATAAAAAATCGGGAGATGCCATTATTGATTACAAAACAGGTGGTATTGAGTATTTTGAAATCGGTACTCCTGATGAAGAACCGGAACAAGAAAAACAATTTGAATTTTAAACAATAGCGATGAAAAAGCAGAATAAAATAATGGTTATAATCTCTCAAGACGAACGAATCCGCCGCCAGATGCTCCAACGTCTGGCAGTAAAGTTAGGCTTCGCCATCACAGCCGGAGATGCCAATAAAATCATCAAACAATCGCCTTTTGACTATGATCTGACTACTGCTTATTTCATCCTGGCCGAAACGCACGATTTCCGCAAGCACCCACAAACCACACAACGGCTGTATGAAATGGCTGTACAAGGTATAGCGGTCGTTGTAGGAGTAAAGAAACTACCACCTGAATATGAATTTATTTGTGAGATATACACCGAAAACAATATTTAAAAACTAAAGCTAATCTAAACCAGCCGGGCCGGCGTAATGCCGGCTTTTTAATTTCGAGCAATCGAGTTTTATAAAATAGTCAGCTTGCGGCAAAGCCGTATAGTTGACTATTTTATAAAACGAAGTGCGAGCTTCATTATTTATCATCTTGCCTTGGCAAGATTGAACACGCATGAGTGCGAATGCACGAATTCATTTTATCTTTTTTCTTTTGCAAGTTTTCCCCATTCCCCTTTCAATAATTTGGATGAAAAATTTAGTGCAAATGAACACAAATGGCAACTGCACGAAATGTAACAAAAAGAAAGCGATATCTCCCCGGTACTCATAATAACAACAGCTGCTGCTGCAGCAAAATGTAAACTACCGGGATAAAATGACAAACAAAAAGAAAGACAGGAGACATATATAATATTCTTTTTTTATTATTCCTCATTTTTAAAAAATGACTATCAAAAAAAAAGAAAAAAAATTGTGCATTTGTGCAAAATTTAATTTTTAAAAAATAATTTACTGTATAACAGCATTTTACTGATGCACTTTTTTTGCACGAATTTGCACTTTTCGTACTTATCCGCACTTTTTTTCATTTTGTACAGGATTTTCAAATTCTGTACAATTTAGTACAGAAAAAGTGCGCATTTAAATAGCTGATACACAATAATAAAAATTAAAAACATCCACTTAAGCGCACTAATGCACAAAAATTTAGCTATATATTTCAAAGGGGGATGTTCAATATCAAGCAATGTAAATCTAAATACAGCTATCTATATTTTGGTATTGATGTTTTGTTTTTGTAATTTTGAATTGATTTATAAACAGATAGATTTACGTATGGTAACAACAAAGATTCAGATTACTCCTCACCTGGCTGAGTACTGCATAGGTAAATGGGGAACTGCTCCTAATGAACCGGTATGTTTCCCAGATAGTACAGAGCTATATTTTTTGATACATGACCTAACACAAAAGCGTCCTCGTGGATGTCATACAGACTGTGGAAATCTAAGTATTGTAATACCTAACCGGAGTAAAAGCAATGATGAACTAATAAGGAAGAATCCGGATACCTATAACTATTTATCAGACCGGTCGGTAAAAAAGATACAAGATAGAATTGAATGTATGATGCTAAGGGAGCTTCATGAACTGCTGGATCATAACAAACACCGAAAAGGTATTTGCTTTATTGATACAGTATATCACTTCAAGTGCAAGTATTGTATTGAGTCCATCACCGATGAAGCATTTATTAAGGACCATCAGAGATGGAGACGTAAAAACAATAACCTGGAGAAACGAGAATACATAAGAAAAACAGTATGATTTTTTGTGTATTTGATGTAGTGTTTTGTCCTTTTTTCAGCATAAAACATGTGAAAAACTGGTCGTTTTATTGTATAAAACAAGTTATGTAGTTGATTATCAATACTAATAAAAATAAATAATGAATAGATTAATTTGCAATTCCGTCGACTATGTTTTCTTGTCAGAAATTAAATTTTTTGAAAACGGAGTGCCTGTTTTAAAACATGATGCCAAATGGAAAAATATTAAGGTAACAGATAGGCCTCTCTATACTTCCGATATAAAACAATCCGATGCCGGAGCAACTAACCAGGAGACATTATCAGCCCGATCACGGTATGATGAAGATGAGTTGCTCCTTTCATTAAGCCATCTTTATACCATATTGAGACTTAAAACCGATAATGATACGTTCTTTATGGGATCATCAGAATATCCGGTTATTACTGAGCTCAATCATAATAAAGTATATACGAACTATTCATTCATACGAAATTCGGAAGCATAACTATGAATAAAGGTATAAATCGGGTAGCAACTACAGTTACAATAACCGAAGATAAAAGCAAATATGAAATCAAAACAATAAATGAAGATGGCACTACCATCACTGGCATATATACCAAGCAACAATATGCCGCTTTTATTGAATATCTGAAATTGTTTTTATAAATGATTTTCAATCAGATAACCACGCTATTACTCTACTTTTCCGTCCTTTAAAGCCCCCCTATTAATATATAACATTGCGTAAAATTTACAATTACGCAATGCTTAGACAACTATTTCTCCAAGAAATACAATCTTCAAGCCTGATGATTCATTCATCAGGTTCTGAAGTTTTGACAAATATATCGAATGCCATCATCAATGGAAATTTTGTTCCGGAAGTGATGGAACAAACCATCATATCCACCCAGGGACAAATTCTCGGAGCTTTTAATGAAACTAATAATTCATCCAATCCTTTTAATGAGTGGACTGAAGATTCTATCGCTATTATTCCATTATATGGAGTGATGATGAAATATGGTTACTGGTGGAGCTATGGAGTTGACGACATAGCAACAATTATACGTTTAGCCTATCAGTCTGAAAATATTTCAGCAGTCATTCTGAAAATGGACACTCCCGGAGGATCAACCGATTCTCTTTTTCTCCTTCAGGAAGTATTAAGTGAAAAAACAAAACCTACATACGGATTTGTAGATGGCATGTGTGCTTCTTGCGGATACATAGTTGCTTCTTATCTCGATAAACTATATGCCATTAACCCGATGGCTCGTATCGGAAGTATTGGTGTAATGGCACAGATAGTAATTCCCAATAAAGAAAATGCCCGGTATCAAATTATTGAAGTATATCCTGATGAATCTAAAGACAAAAATCTACCAGAACGTCAAGCAGTAGATGGAAACCAGGAACCTCTTAAAGAGCAGCTCGCAAAATTAGCTATTCATTTTCAAGATATAGTCAAAGAAAATCGCCCCGGAATAAACCCAGAAGTATTAAGTGGAAAAATGTATTATGCATACGAAGCCGAAAGCCTTGGTATGATCGATGGTGTCCGAACCTTAACTCAGGTAATCTCGGAACTTGAAATCCTGATAGCAAAAAGAAAAGAAATTTTATCAATCCTCTAATTATTATTTTGCAATGAAAAAAAACGTAAAAGAACGTGTGATTGCCCTATTTGCAACTTTAGGATTCACTAAAGAAAAACAAGCAAATATGACAAACGAAGATTGGAATAAATTCAACGCTTCATACAAAGAAACGTATGGAATTTCATTTCAGGAAGATTTGGAAACTCCGGATGAAACTCCGGAAGGGACACAAGGAACTGCAACAGTTAGCATTCCCGAAAACATGCAAAGCCAAATCTTGGCTGCACTTACCGAAGCTGCTGAAGCTACAGGTAACCAAGCTCCAACTACAGCACCAACTACAATAGACGAAGCAATGGCTTCTTTTGTAGGGGCTCTCAATTCTGCAACCAGTACAATCAGGACATTGGCAGCAGCTCCGGAAAATGATAGTCCTGCAGTTGTTATATCCGGAAGTGGTTCAGCTATGAATCCACAAGCATTCGCAATTGTTATGGGACATGCTCCACATACCGAAACGCATTTGTTTGGAATTGAAAGCGATTATTTCAAACGTGGGTCATGGTGGTCAGAACTTGTTGCAACCGGAAAGGGCAAGGAAAACTACAGGGATGAAGATGCTACAGAATTTCGTGCAGCATTCAATAATTACACAAAAGACTTCCAGGCACGTTGTATTGAACTTGCAACCTCAAACCAGATTGGATTGTTGGACTATGGTAAAATGCTCAAGGGTGAAAGTTACCTGGATTATTCAAACATGAATGCGAAACTGGGAGAACACGTTGTTAGACGGATGGATACAGTTATCGCTTATCTGCGTACATTGAAATCTGTTGCAAGCATTTTCCCTAAAGTTTCAAATGTCCAAAATAAACTGACTGCTCCAACAGCTCATTTTGAAGAACTTTCTCAAAGTTATTTATCCGGACATCATTTTAAGGGAGCTGTCAATTTTGATGGAGAAATCTATCATGTTGACGATGTTATGTTCAAATTTTTCTTTGACGATCCTAAGCAGCTCGAAAAAGAATATATCGGTTATATGAACCGTGAGGGTTCAAATCCTATGAAATGGACATTATTTGAATGGTGTATTGTTCATTTTGGCACAATACTCTTTAACGAACAGCAACGCCGTCATGTTATAGGTTATAGAGTTCCACGCCAGGGTGAATTTCCACAACCTGCAATGTTTGCTGCAGACGGAGGTTTACGTGCAATACAACGCGTTGAAGAAGAATTAAAAGTACTTCCGTTCAAAGAATTGAAACAATACGACCGGATAACCATGGTAGATTATTCAGAAGAATTTTTTGAATTGGTGATGGGTATTCTTCCAAATATGACAGGTTACAGGCTTCATGCAAATGAAAAACATCAACCTTGGTATTTAAAAGGATTTCGTAATAAATATGGTAAAGACACAGACTTTACCGGAGTAAAAAACTTCATTGCTGACCTTTCGCCGGAAAATATCATTTGGGTTCCGAACATGGATATGGTAGACTACAAAATGTGGATCACTATTCCAGGAAATGTAGAAAACTATGAGGACAAACTAAACGAAATGTACGCTTTTTATTTCCAACAAGACCTAGAACAACTTATCATGGCTTCCTGGTGGAAAGAAGGTTCTGGTGTTCTTGCTCCAGGTGTTCAATTCAATATGCTTGAAGATTTAGAAAACTCCGAACGTAAACTTCAATGGCTGTTTACCAATTATCCGGTAGTTGTATTGGATCCTGATGCAACAAGCATCGACGGACGTTTGGGATTCGAAATTGAAACAAGTGAAAATACCACTGCTACAGCTCTAACAGATATAAGCAATGTACATATTGACCGTGTCTACAAAATTATTTGTGGATCTACAGAAAATGCTACAACAATAGCTAAATCAGGAAATTTCTCGGAGATAACTGCAGCGTGGAATCCTACTGCTGTAGGCGATTACATTAAGGTATATGCTCAATTAGAACAAGTTACAAAAACAGTTGGCAATAAACAAAAGAAAGTTGTACAGCCTACAGGTAAGTTTTTAGAACTGGAGCGCAAAGTTTCATAGTATTAATAATCCATAGAATAAGGATACAATAATATGTATCCTTATTCTTAATTAATCATCTAAAAAACACAATTATGATATTTAATTTGCCAAAACAACCTAAAGAATCTAAACAGAATACCCCTTTGTTTAGAATTTATGCTGCACCTTTAAATGATGTGGATGTAGAGAACTGGCCCGTAGCAACAGATGCTACAATTACAGAAAATGTACTGAAAGAAGGCAAAAAATTTACTTATGTAGATTCAACTTCTTCATCTATAAATCCAAGTGCAGCCCCTGGAGAATCTCCATTGAATGGAATTTTAACTTTAACTCCAAATATCGAAGGTATTTCTCCACAATCACTCCAATGGATATACGAAAACGTAGGAGAAGATTTTGTAGTAGTATGGGTACGTTGTATCGACAATCAGAAATTCATCGGAGGCTCTCCATGTTCCAGTGGCCTACGACTTACCTATACCAATATAGGTGCATTAGATGGAGGTATCGGCGGTATAGCTTTACAGTTTCAAGGTCAGGAATGCCCTGAACCATTCTATTTCTACAATCCAACTGAATTTCCAGTAGAAGAAGATACTCCGTCAAACCCTTAAAAAAATAATCTTATGAAATTTACTGAAAAAAATAATTTTATAGTCAAACATAAAAGCAAAGTATACTTTGATAAAGATCTGGAGCTTTTTAAACAACATTGCTCTGGTTCTCCACTTCACGTCGATTTGAAAAGGGTAAATTCGTTTACCATGGAGAAACTCGATGGTATGATGCTTTATGAATTACTTGAAAAATGTACTCCGGAAGAAATTTTGAAAAATCGTGGTATCGAAACGCAGAATGAATCAACTGAAATTATTAACAGCAATGAAGAAGTAATACTTCTTTTTAAGGATACAAGTATAGATCTTGAGGACTTTAATAATGAAACATTGTCATTATTCATTGGTAAAAAGAAAGAAGAAATTATTCCTTTTATTGATTTCCTGGATAAAATTTATAAGTTAGGAATTGATACTGAAATTGATGCTATCGATACCACAGAAGAAGTGAAAAAAATATTTGACTCCGAATTTACAGATGATTCGTATCCTTCTGAAGCTATCGACCAAATGGTAGGAAAAACAGAAGGAGAAATTCGGAATTATATCAATTTTGCTAAAACATGGACTAATTCTACAAAACATGACTTACCAACAGAGAAAGAAACAGTACCTCAAGGAACTGATGAAGAAACTCCCGGAGCAGACAGTACATCAGAGCTTGATGAGAAGAATAGCACCAAAATCACCGGAGAACAAAACAGCGATGGAACTTCTGATAGAGACGAAATTCAAAATCCAGAAGGAAGCGTGGATGGAGTATCTGAAGAACAATCAGGAGACACATTGCCCGATAACAGCAATGCTAATGATGCCACACCGGAAGTAAAAGAAGATGTTGCAAAAAAAACAACATCTAAAAAAAAAGAAGTAAGTCCGAAGAATTCCCAAGAATAAACTGGACTGATAATTCAAATCCGGATATTCAAACCTGTATTCTCCTGTATGACGAGCGTGTAAACACATGGCATCGCATGCAGGAGATTTCTTTGTTATTAGAGAAACACCCGGAGCTTGTACTTGAAATGGTACAGCTCGACAATCGGACCAGGATCGCCCATGCAGAACTCGAAGCCTACAACAATCACAAAGTATTTGTATATAAACACCCTATTGTCGTACAGAAGAAACAATTCGATGAGCAGCTCGCAGAACTGTACGAGTTAAAGCGAAATAACCCCGGTGCATTGATGATAGAAATAACCAATGTCACCCAGAACATTCGCCGGATACAAAGCAACCTCAATAAAAACAAATATAAATCAGAGGAAGAAAAACAATCATGGGAACAAAACCTGGAACGTGCAGAAATCAGAAAAAAAGTACTGGAAGAAGTAATAAGTAAATAAAAAGTAAATTATAGTCTCTAAAAATTCAGAGGCTATTTTTTTGCTAAAAACATTCAAAAAAAAATCAAAAATAATCGGAATTTTCAAAAAGCAGTATGAATTTAAGCCTTTTGATATTTAAAATACACTTATTTGTTTGATTATCAATATTACTTTGTCGGAAAATGATATTTCATTTTTTTTCGTCTCCTTATTATATCCGTGCCGCTGGGTTCCGGCTTTGCATTACAAACCCATCCCTAAAACTGGAAATATGATTAACCTATATATCAATCACTTATAATCAACTCTTCTTTTCCATTCTTATAGATCTAAAAAGTTAGATTCTCTCCAAAAAGTATCCGATTCATTTCGTCCTTTAAGACACACACATAACTCGGTAGCTTTGTATCAATATAAAATCATTACTATGAGATTAGTTTGGACTACCGAAAAAAGAACTGTAAAGGAGCTTATACCTACCGATTACAACCCTCGCATCAGGAATGAGGTGAAGCAAAAGAAGCTCAACGAAAGCATTGATAAGTTCGACCTGGTAGAGATACCCGTTATTAACTTGGATAACCATATCATAGCCGGTCAACGCCGATGGGAGGTGTACATGGAGAGTGGTCGTGAGAATGAATCCATCGATGTGCGTGTACCAAACCGGATGCTCACAAAGCAGGAAGTGGATGAGTATATGCTTATCTCCAATACCCATGCCGGCGAATGGAGCTTGCCTATGCTTGAAGAACATTTCTCCGGGCTATATAAAGATATAGTGCTTGACCTCCCATCGGTATCTACTGACCTCCCATCGGAGGAAATGTTGAACATTGAGAAAGATGCCAAGAGAGAGATTATAGACGATGAGTTCAACGACCTACCTACCCAGAACAAAGAGCCATTAACTCACCTGAACGATTTATACGAATTGGGAGAACACCGCCTGCTGTGTGGAAATAGCGAGGATATAAACGCATATGGCAGGTTGATGGCCGGAGCTCTGGCAGTGATGGTGTTCACTGACCCACCTTATAACTTGAAGCCTTCTGATTTCTCCGGATTTGGCAAAAACAAGGCTACCGGATTCGTAATGGGTGCAGGAGAAATGTCGCAAATAGAGTTTATACGTTTCCTTGAGAACATTTTTGAAAATCTTATTTCCTACTCTAAAAAAGGCTCTATTCACTACATATGCATGGACTGGAAGCATATCTACGAAATAATTGTAGCCGGCAAAAAATATACTGAGCTGAAAAACCTTATTGTCTGGAATAAGGACAATGGTGGCATGGGAACATTCTACCGGTCAAAGCACGAACTTATTTTCATGTTTGGAAACTCCGATAATGTATCAGACCAAGAACTGGATAACCGCCTGGACACCATCGAAAAACACGGATACGAAGATGGCCATAGCCTCATATATGCTTTTAAGAATGGTAATACCAAGCATATCAACAATTTCATGTTAGGGCAAACCGGAAGGTATAGGACTAATGTATGGAATTATCCCGGTGCTAATTCCTTCAGCAGCTCGTCCGATGTGACTACTAAGGACCACCCTACTCCCAAACCTGTAAAACTGGTAGCAGATGCTATAATGGACTGCAGCAACATCGGAGATATCGTCCTGGATAATTTCAATGGGTCAGGAACTACCATTATAGCATCCGAACAGACTGAAAGAAAATGTTATGCCATCGATCTGGATCCGAAGTATTGTGACCTTACCATTAAAAGATATTTGAGGTTCATGAAATTCACAGGCTCCAAGATTGTGATCAAAAAGAACGGAGTAGTATTAACTAAGAAGGAACTGGAAGAATATGAATTACAGTGAATCATTCCTGGACAATGTAAAATCATTCGGGGTACTGGGATATTCGGTTGAGAAAATAATCGACCTGACTCAGCCGGAGGACGAGCAGCAGTTCCGAATTGATTTTGCTACCAAAGGAAGTGATGTATATAAAGCATACCGGAAAGGACTCAGGACCGGAGCCTATAACCTGGACAAAGATCTATTCGATAAAGCGACCAAAGGCCATGATACTATAGCAAACACCTTACTTGACGAACGTAAATCAAAAAATAACATCAACGACAAAATACACGAAAACTTCGGATTGTTATGATCGAGCACTTGCAGAAATTATCACCTGAAATCGTCGAACGTTTCCTCGAAAGCCGTGAAGCCGAACCGCTTGGTATTCCTCCCAAGTTGGCCGATTATATTCTGCAGCTCAACGAAGCATCTAATCTGCATCGCACCAACCATTCTATAACCGAATGTGCAAAAAAATTACAACAAAGCTATCCGGAACTATCCATTCATACCTGTAAAAGCCGGATATACGATGCTATAAACTACCTCAATTCAGACTGTACTGTTACATCTGAGGCATGGCTGCTGTATTATGCTGATATGTTCATGAAGATGTTCGAAGTGAATATAATAGCACATAATTTCAGAGAGGCCCGTACTTGCCTGCAAAGATCCTGCGAATATCGTATTAAAGCATCGGCCAACGCCATCGATCCGGAACGTATCAGATTCAAACCTCAGATAGTTTCACCGGATATCGAACTTGAACGTATGGGAGTAAAAAGAAGAGGATTACTGGAGGCACGAAAACGAGCTCGTGAAATTATTATAAAACAAGGGTTTTCTGATACAGAAAATAGAAGATTATTTGAAGAAGTAGATAGCGAGTTAAATATTCAGGATACTAATTATGAAGAAATTTGAACTTGATAAAATCTTTGAAAAGTCTTATCTATCAGCACTCCAAACAAAAATAAAATTAGCAGATACTAATACTTTAATAGCCGAACTGGGTCGTGGATCTGGAAAAACGACTCATATAAAAGCAGCTCGTATTGACAGGGTTCAAAATTCAATGCCAGGAGCACTATTAACATTAGGAGCTGCAACCTACCGGGACATTTTTAGCAATATACTTCCCGGAGTCATGGAGTATTTTAATGAACATTATGAAAGAGGTATTTATTTTGAAGTAGGAAAAGAGCCTCCCAGGCATTTTAAGAAATGCACTACACCTATTTTTGATTGGAAACATTCATTTTCTTTTCATAATGGATCTGTTATAAAATTTGTATCTGCAGACAGGCCTGAATCTGTTCTGGGTATTAGCACACCTCATGGATTTTTTGATGAATTATTAAAAATAAAAAAAGAATTTATGATGGAACGATTCATGCCTACATTACGTGCCGATCGTTCCAAATTCGGACATTCACCTTATTTTATGGGTTGGTCCGGATTCACATCTACTCCCAATTTCGAAACAGATGAAGATTGGTTCATTGATTTGGAAAAAGAAATGAACAGGGAAATAATAGACTTGATTATCGAAATTGCTTATGAAATAGACTTTCGCTTATATGAACTTGAAATTGCCCGCAAAACATTAGATTTTAATAAGATTAAGAGGTTAGAGCGATTTATCAATAGATGGACCAAAGAATTAAATGAGTTAAAAAGGAAACAATTATTATATATTAGGGCTTCCTCATTTTCCAACTTAAAAATTTTAGGAGTAGATTATATCGAAAACCAAATAAAATCTACAAAAGATAAGGATTTGTTATACACCTCTATATTTGCCATCCGGAAGCTCAAGGTGAAAGATATGTTTTTCGGTAAGTTCGGTAAACAACACCTGTTCGATGACGGATACGAATACCGGTACATCGACCGTTTATCTGCCGGCGATACGATTGAGGATTCGTGCAAGCATCTGCGTTATTACGATAAGAGCAAACCTTTAGTTGCCGGTTATGACCCCGGACCATTCTCCTCTATGATATTCGCTCAACAAAACAGCAATAAAAAAGAACTCCGGGTACTCAAAAACATTTGGGTATGGCATCCTGACCAACATGCAGAATTCGCCAAAAAGATAGACGATTTCTTCTCCGGTGGAAAGAAAGTGCTTTACCTTTACTACGACCGTGCCGCTAACCAGAAGGATCCTGAATGGAAAAAATACTATCCTGATTATAAGGAACACGGGATAAACGATACCGATGCTAAACTTATAAAGCAGGAGCTGCAAGCACTCGGATGGACTGTGCATTTGCTATCACCAAAGCAAAAGACAATCTACTATTCACAACATTACCGCCTGTTAAACATCCTGTTTAGAGGCAGGGATAAGCGTATTGATAAGATACTTATTGATAAAAATGAGTGTGAAGCTCTGGTATCCTCCATCAATCACAGCCCACTGAAACGGCACGAAGGCCGTATCATTTTAGATAAAACCAGCGAACGCCTACCATTCGAGGAACAGGCATACAATTCCACACAACTCTCATCAGCGTTCATGTATCTGCTTTGGGGATTGTATTCCAAATATCTTCCGGATACCGATCTCGGTAGTGAAATGCCGAAAGGGGCAGGAACATATTCTTCTTAGAATGTCCTTTAGATTAAAAAATTGAAATACTTTTTTTGTATTATAAACCATAAAACGACACAAAGCAATGAAAAATCAGGAAAAAACCGACTTGAATGACCAATTATTTTATATCAACACATTGCGTGTAAGGCAGGGATTGCAGCCATTGGATGGAAAAGCATTCAGAAGATTAAGAAGAAAAAAAGACAATGAACCAAAAAACGATAACAGGGACCGAAGCCATACAGCGAGCCAGGAATCTTAAATTCATTCCGGGAGCATATTTCACCCTGATGCACCTGACGTGCAATGAGAAAACGAACGACATTGGCCGGATGGTAAAGCATGACCGATGCCGTGTTCGCCCGGCACTCAGGCAAGATACATTCCGGTTGGATGGAGATCTTTATTTTACTTACGAGGATCTTGACACCAACGAAGCTAAAATGTGCTTCAAACGACTGATGAGATACATCGCTTTTCCTCCTGACTACGAAATGCTAAAAATAGACTGGTTCCATGATACAGAATAATCAAACAAACATTGAGATTAAAGACGGACGTGGTTTTGCTCCCATTCCTAACGGCGGTGTATTCACATTTGAGGTACAGGGATTTGCCGAACGTGAAAGCATCCAACAGAAAGAATATCAAAATTTATATTCCCGGTACTTGTCCGACAATATGACTATGACCATTGCCGACTTCACAGTTCCGGTGTGGGGTAACCGGCACAACCTGTATCCGCAAGAGGTGTTCTCCATAACTTCACAAAACAAGCTGCTACCTGAAGTTATCAAAAAACAGGTGAAGTTCCTGTTCGGCAAAGGGCCACGCTTATACCAGGAAGTCATCAGTGGAGAAGGTGAAAACCAACGCCGTGTCAGGATTCCTGTAGATATGCCGGCTGTGGATGAGTGGCTCGACACTTGGGAGGAACAGGGAGTCGAAAACGTATGGGATTATCTCAAAAACCGGATTGTCGATTTTTACTATGTCAATACATGCTGTTCGCGCTGGCATTTCAATACTTCACGCCGGTCAGCCTTAAATTTTCAGGGATCGCACAAAGTACGTGCATTGAGCTATGTGGGTGCCGATGAAGCCCGCCTCGCTACCAGGGAAAAAGGAATAAGCAAACGGATAAAAAATGCTGATTGCAAATATGTGATTATTGCCGACTGGCTAAATCCGAATAAATACGATTACCAGGTATACCACCGATTTACTCCGGCCGATCCTTTCAGGTACAATACCGCCGTATCGTTCGAAAGCGATAAAACATTTACCAAATGGATATATGCGTTCAACGACTGGTTCGAGGGGCTACTGGAGTGGATAAAGGCCTCCAACCTTTCGCCTAAATACCTCAATTCGTATCTAAAAAATGCCCTCAATGCTCATATTCATGTTATCATACCCGGTACGTGGTACAATGCCCAAATAGATATACTTCAACGGATATGTGCTCAAAACCTGGAAGGAGAAGCTCCGGTACAGACCGAATACAAAGGCGTGAAGCTCGTAAACGAAAAGGGAGCTCCAATTCCTTTCTACGAAACGATGATTGACGAAGTGATTGCCAACGAGCTGCGAATGATTACATCACTCATGTCCGGCGAAGGAAAAAACCAGGGCAAACTATGGGCTTCTACCAAATGGGGCGAAGAAGGTTGGGAGTTCAAAGAGTTCCCCGGCAAGTTCAAAGAGTTTTTTGATACGGTGATTAGTTACGACAAACGGGCCGATCAGGTTACCCTTGCCGGCAAAGGTGTACCTCCTTCCATCTCCGGAGTAGACAAGGACGGCTCCATCAGCAATTCAGGCTCTGAAGTGTATTACAATTATCTGATATATGTAGCTTCACTCGTATGGGATGAGTATTTTGTAATGAAAGACCTGAACAGGGCGTTGCATCTTAATTTTCCGGAAACGAAAAAGAAGAAAATCAAATTTGGATTCTGGATCGACATTCCGGCCAAGCTGCAGGATACACCACCAAGCCAGCGTCCACAACAAACAGCTACAGCTGACAACCAGACGAACATCGAAAAAACGCAGGAACAATGATTAAAGTACCATTCAATCCGGAAAACTTTGCCAGTGAGATGAAGCCCAAAATATCAGGCAACAATCTCTCTCTGGAATATTTCAATATAGAAAGCAGCTTGTATAAGGTTGCAGTGCAGATTCCGAAAACAATATCCCAAGCATTGTATAACAGGCTCATAGATAAGTTCGAAGCCGGAAACATTCAGGAACATGACAAAACAGCTATCGATTACCTCCAACGGGCCATGCTTCATTTTACTATTTATGAGCATGAAGTATACCTGATGCTCCGGATAAGCAATGACGGTATCACAACGAAAAAAAACGAGGATGAAACAACCGCTTTCAAGTATCAGACCGATATGCTGAATGATAACCTGATCACTACAGCGTGGTTCTGGATGAACCAGTTAATTCAGTACCTGAACGATCATCTCTATGATTTTCCGGAATGGAAGAATAGTGACCAGAAAAAAGAAAATGATGAGTTACCGGTCAATCTGACTGACTTCAACAAATGGGTGGGTGTGGAAACTACCGGAGGCGAATACTTCATGATTTATGCAGGATGGATCATCAGGGAGGTATGGCTCGATTTTGTAAAGTCACGGTTTAAAGAACCTGTTAAAACAGATGCCATCACACGGGCTGTATGTTATCAGGTTATGGGCTTTGCCTGTCAACGCCTTGCTTACTCCTGCCTGCCATCTCCCATCCGGCGGGATATTGATAACGAAATGGGTAAAAACCACAAGGCGCAAGCAGATAAAGATATCCGGGAACATGTGGCCGGAAAATTTCTGCAGAAAGCCGAAACGTACTGGAAAGCGGTCGACCTGGAGATAAAAAAGGAAGCCATCGCAGAACAAAATAAAACGGCAGCCGATAAACCGGCACTGGGAAGAAACAACATTACCGAGGATGATAAATTTTACTATTCATGAAAACAATTCCGTTAAACAAAGGCTCAATAAACCTACCGGAGTACTGGGACGAACTGACACCCAAACAAGTGCTGATCTGTATCGGCTTATTGCACCGGGTGCTGTCCATGGAGATGGATCCGGGATGGGCAAGGCTTGAAATGCTTTTTGCCATTATCCGGTATAAGCCTGACAAAAGTATTAAAGACGAATCCGTCCGGGAGAATATCAACTTCAACCTGATACGTTTATCTGAGCAGCTCACCTTTGCCTTTACCATCGAGCAAGTGGACAATGAAACTGTCAAACGGATAGTGCCTCATTTTAACTTCAGGCGCAATCCGATGCCATTGCTCAAGATAGGCAAAAAGAAATACGCCGGAAAGATCTTCAATATGGACATTACGGTTAAAACAGATATCGTAGCAAAAGAATTTATTGATGCGTTCGACTTGTATACAGCTATAAATAAATTGGAGGACCCGTCGTCCAGAGAAGAATGCCTCAATCAATTATGTGCCATCCTTTACCCTTCGCATCCCGAACATCAGAAAAACCTTGTATCGGGCCAGATAGAACAGATGCGTATGATAGAACCCGTAAAAAAACTGCTTATATTCTATTGGTTCACCGGGATAATCAGGTTTTACACGGAACATCCGGTTTACAGCCTGCTTTTTTCAGGTGGTAAAGAAAAAAGCGAGGATAAAATAGGCTTGGGTATGAATGCCACCGCACTGCACCTGACAAAGCAGGGATACGGAAGTATGGATAATATGCCTTTGAACGATTACTTTGATGCTCAGATACAATCACTAAAAGACACCATAAGCAAGGCACTTGCCGACGGCGTAAAAATAGCTGAAATAGCAAATCAGACAGGAATCTCGATATCAACCATCGAAAAATTATCATGAACGATTTAATCATTTCTTTATATAAATATTTCGTAAAGTTTGTCCCAAAAGAGGTGCTTCGTCGGATGTTTATCCAACCCAGGGAAAGTATTAAAACCGGCTATGAAGAAATTAAAGCCGAATTGCTCGGTACACCCGACACCAATGTAATTCAGGAGTTCGACACTTTTGTGGTATCCATCAATGAGAATTACATATCTGAAAGAATAAAAAACGCAAACAAATTTATTCTTTTTGTAGAATATGGTGCTTTAAGCGTCAACTATGACACTCTGAAAGGAGTGAAGCAACATCTGGCTATTACTGTAGCTTACAATTTTTCAAATAATAATAACGACAACCTGAATGAAATCATCCTGATGAACCAGTGCCTTGCTCTGTTAGAAAAAATCATCATCACCATGCAGAGCGAGCAGGATGCTCTCGATTTTTGTGCTAACTCCGAACTTATTTCCGATCCGGTAGAAATCCGTGTAGTAGATCCGGTTAAATTTCATGGGTGTGCCGGTTGGGTTGCCATGTTTAAAAACGCAAATACAATATTCCATGAAAACTAAACTACGTGAAAACCAAGATTCCTTCATCCGGGAGATGGACGAGCTCGACACCTGGCAGAACCGGTTCAATTATATGATTGAACTTAGCGATAAGCTCGGACTTGTGTGTCCGCCGGAGCTGCTGCAGCATCCCATCCGGAACTGCCAGAGCCGAAGCTATTTTAAAGCTAAAATTGTTGATGGTATTCTTCATGTCAATGGTTGGAGCAATGCCTCAGTAATGCGGGGAATGATCTATTGTGTAATAGCTATTTTCGATGGATTACCGATAAATGAGTGCCTCGCTGAAATCGATTTTCATATCAAGTCCGATCTGATCAACAACCTGACACCATTACGGCAAGCCGGGCTACTGGAAATCATTCATCGGATAATTGTCCTTTTACCCGAAAATGTTTTAAAATAAATTTGACAAAAAATAAATCTATTTATTATGCCAGTTCAATTAAAAATATCCAAAGGCGAAAACAATACCATCGGTTATATTGAGATAAAAAATGGTAAAGAAGTAACAAACGATACATTCACCGCCGAATTTTCAGCAAAGTGTTCAGGAAATATGGTTGTTGTTTTTTCCGAAAAACACAAAATAAACAGCCTTCCTGTTCATTACACTCAAATAGAAGTGGATGGAGTTGTTCTCAATTCGGCAGCCGAAACAGTAAAGGAATTATCAGCTTTTATTGGTTCTTTTAAATCCGGAGGGGGGGCTCCGACATCAACCTCGTTTGCCGATATAGAAGGACAGCCGGAAGATAACGAGGCTTTGAAAGAGGTATTGGATGATAAAGCCGATATCTATGAAGCTCCTGTTTACGTCAACTTATCTGAAATAAAAGTAGGAGATGATTTATCGGGCAAGACTTTAAGATTTGATACTTCTAAATCGACACGTCCTGCTATCTTCCCTACTTACAACTCTATTCTTAATCTTGAAAACGGGGTTATTGATAATGATACATTTGAATTTGATCCTGAAATAACAGCCGTTTCCCTTCGAGGAATACTCGGAGATATACGAATAGCTCTCTGTATTGACGGAGTTACAGAATGGCAATTAACTGAATTGGTTATGCCGGAAGGCTCGGTAGTTACAGCTCTTAATTTTGCTTCAAATCCAAATTTTGTTGATGCTACTACCTATGAGAGTGACGAAACAACAGACGTAGATTGTGAATACAACTATAAAAAGATAGAGGTATTAAGCGGAGAAAGTGTAAAATTCAACCAAGATAATAATATTGAATTAAGGGAGAAAACTAAGATTCTTGGTAAAAATGAAGATTCTACTGAATATGAATTATTAGGATTAGCGGAATATGTTAAAGAAGAAGTAATTTCTTTAGAAGATATAACAGTAGGAATGAACTTGAGAGGATTGACTGTTAAATTTGACACGACTAAAGGTATAAAGTTTAATAGTGCAAATACTGGAGGGATATTAAGAATTGAGGGTAATATAGATATTATTGCCACTGAGTTTACTGATGCTGGAGAATGGGGTTCTGAGGAAAGATTGTATATATGTACTCGTACATCTACTAATGTTATAGATAGTGAAAGTCTTGCAACCCATCGGCATATAAACAACCCTGAATCTGACACCTATGAGTGGGTAGGTATTGAAACATTTACTTTTGATAAGTACCATGACCACATTGTAACTTATATCAATTTCGATGGAATAATACTACCTGATTCTGAGTTTACTTTTGCTGACACTTCTATTAAAATTGGAGAAACAGTGTATGACCAAGTAGAAGTAGGTTCAGAGCATGTGCATTTAAACCTGAATACTAACGATGATCCCGAATTTGGTACAGATATAACTGTCGACACCCCCAATGGAAAAGAAAGGATTGCCTATAGAGGTAAAGTCATTACAGACTTACCCGTCGAAGTTACATCGGATGCTACATGGAATAACGCTTCTCTCTACACTTCGGGCGATTGTGAGATAACTCTAACTGATGCTATCCCTGTGGGCGGTCGTTTTGATTTGACGAAATATGCCGAAGGAATTGTAACCGTAAAATGTACTGATGGTCTTACCCTCAACCGTGAGCATACCTCTCTTATTATTCCCGACATAGACCAAGCTGTTGCCATT